CTTAGTAGTCATACCACCGCCTTTACCTTTTACTTGGATAGTACCTATCTTGTAATTAGCAAAGAATACTGCGTCACTATGTTCTATAACCAAGTCAGCTGCTTTTCTGTGCAACTTAATTTGGTGTCTGTCATGCGGCTCACTTGATGGATCTTCATATCTTCTTACTTCATTGTGTGCAATCTGTAAGACAGTAAAGCCTTTGTCTCGCAACTGATTTAGTAAAGCAAGATACTCTTTCCATACCTCTAGCGTAGCGCTATAACCTTTTCCGTAGGCTGGAGAAGAAATATCTGGCCAACCATTCTTTTCACAAACGTAGTCGTGCATTAAAGTTTCTAGCCAATCCAAACTATCTACTATGACAGTTTTAAATTCGCTATCTTCTTGTATTAAGGACTTTAAGTTTCCCTCTAATTCTGTATATGTTTTAGCTACAGGAAAGTGAGGACACTCAATCTTACCAATACCATCCTCTGCTTGTACTATGATTGGTTTATTCATAGTTGCACCAAAAGATGTTTTACCAATACCACCAGGACCATATAGAACTATGATTGGTGGTTTGAGTTTTGCCTTTTGCCTAATATTAGCTAATGACATTACTGCACCTCTATATTAGGCTCATCTTCTGGTAAATGTTTCTTTAGCTCACTCAAATAATGTGCCTGTAAGATTTCATTTTTTTCTACCTCAAAGTTTGCATTGGTTACAAGTTCATTTTTTTGTCCCTGTAATAAATTTAATTTTCTATAAACCATCTGACCATCATCTGATAGGTCGTCTAGGTTATAGTCCTTTGTCACATCATCCTCTGTGATGCTAAATGTTATTGGCTCTTGTTCTGCCATATTATTCTCCCATTTGGTTTTGTTTATAAGTATCACACGCATCTTTAGCATTACACCAACGGCATCCGTCTTTGCTATAGTTGTATGTGGGTATCTCCTCAAAGCAAGCCTCGGCTGCTGGCTTCAAGGTTTCATAGGCCCATTCAACTAAGTTAATAGCTGATATGGAATATGATCTAATTGGACCATCTTTGTGCCAACCTCTCGGTTGCACTATGGTCATCTGAACTGTGCAGTCATCTCCGTATCTGGATAATGCACCAAGTGCATAGATACGCATTTGTGGGTTGTCTGCTTCTACTGCCCACTTACCAGATTTTAAATCTATAATCTCTATCATGTCTTTACCTATGAGTATTGCATCTGCTGTACCCCATAAATCCATGTGTATTTCTGGCATATTAACTTTTTCTTCTATTAATGGTCTTGCAACATCAAGCTCCATCATTCTCTTGTCTATGTAATCAACATAAGTATTAGCACAATCAATCATCTCTTGGTCTACTGTGATGTCAAAATCTTCTACATGATGTGTTGTGTCTAAATAGTATTCTTCTATTGTAAGATTGTTTAATCTACCTTTAAGTAGTGTCTCTACCATTTCGTGAATTAGTGTACCTGTCGCTGCTGGTATACCTACTTTGTACTCTACTTCCATGCTAGATAATAGCTGTGGCATACCAGGACATGCCATCCATATCTTTGCTGCTGAAGGTGAGAGTTTAGCGTGTGCCATCTACAGATATATAAGAATCGTTTTCCATCTTTTGCACATCTTTAAGATCGTAAAGTATCTTTCCACCAATCTTGAAATAGCTAGGACCTTGTCCTCTATATCGTCTGTTGTCTATTGTTTTCTTGCTAACTCCCCAGCGCTTTGCTAATTCGTCAACTTCTATGGTGTTTGATATGTCAAAATTCTTTTCTAATATATCCATAAATTTCCCTTTTATTAATATTTTTGTTTATACTAACACAATATTACTAATTATGGTAATATAAATAAATAAAATTTGGGAGAAATTTATGATGAATAAAACAGTATACGCACATACTAACTTAGGAACTGAAAAGGAGTGGGACCAAGCAATAGATAGGCTTGCAACCAATAACCAAGTAGCTGGAACGCATTACAAGCAATCTAAGATACAGCCTATTGATTATATATACGCTAACAACCTGTCTTATAACCTTGGTAGTTGTTTAAAATATATAACCAGAAGTAAAGGAGAGAAACAGGATAGGGTGACTGACTTGTTAAAAGCCAAACACTTTATTGACCTTGAATTACAGATGGTTTATGGAACAGACGCTAAAGGTAATAATATAGGAGAATATTCAGTAGAAGTTTCTCTATAACCATGAGGTAGCTATGAATTTATATGAGTTTGATGATCGTATCTTAAACGAAAGGAACGGAAGAAAACCTGTATATATAAACAAACATCTTGCTAAAAAGTTTAAGGATTTTTGTGAGAGCGAACAGAAAGAACCACATAGAGTGGTTGAGTATCTAATATCTTTAGGTATGAACTCTGTAAAGCATTACGAAGAACCTAAAGTGTCTGTTGACATCGAAGCTCTTTAAATAGGTTTTTGGTATTCTCTAGCGTGTCCCACGCTTGAACATCCTCGTCTTTAAAACTTATCTGCTTTAGACCCTTTGGAAGCATAAACTTAACCGTTTGATGTTTTAAAGCAACCAAGGCATAAACATCTATAGCATCTTCTGAATAGAATCTCTCTTTGGTATAAGCACCGCGCCTAAAGTCATATATCCATGACACTCTACAGTTTTGTATTTTTGATTGTGTTTTAACCTGGCACTTGTATAACGTATGGTCAACATCAAAGATGATGTCTGCCTCCGCGCTGTGTGGAACTATCATTACAGTATCTGCGTGTAAAGAAAGTAGCGAGGCTACTAAGTATTCTCCAGATCGGCCAACTCTTTCAGATTGGCGTGGCATAGGGTTATTGTGGCGTTGGCTCTTCTAACTTATTCAGTTTTTCAAGCAAAACTTCCATGCTTGGAGTTTTTATACCAACATCACTACCACCTAATATATTAGCTTGGGATGCTATAACTTGTGGGCTTATTGGCGCTTTAGCAATATTCTCAAAACCTTTGGGTATATAGTTCTTTAAAATACCTGAAAAAGTTTTTTTATTAGACAATTCTTTTGCAATCATTTTTAAAGATGCTGGATTGGTTTCTATTAAAATTCTTGTTAATTCATCAGCTGCTGCTCTAGCAGCTCTCTCTTGTAATTGTGGATTATCTGCTTTTAACATACTGTAAACTAAACCTACAGGACTTAAATTTTGGAAGTCGCTTGGTTGCACTAAACCTTTAACAGTTGACACAGCCTCTTGTCTACCAGCGGTTGCGCTGTTTCCTACTATTAAATTAGAAGTATCTTTTATATTAATTTCATCTGTTAAGTTGTCTATAAATTTATTAAACTTAGCATCTCCAGATTTACCAGGTTCGAATGTGCTTCTAAGTAATTTTCTGTTTCTAGGTGTTTTTATAATATTAAAAGCCATGTTTGTTCCTCTTCCACCAATAGCAACAGATTTTTCCATTTTTTCAACAATATTGTTTAAAACCCCATTTCTAAATGCCTCTAGTTCAGATTTAGACATTTTAGATATTTCTTCTGCTATTTCTTCCACATTTTGTTTGGGTGCATCAAACTTTCTGCCAAGCTCTAGCTTATCCATTATTGCTGTTTTTTCAGACCATTCATCTCTAGCTCTTTTATATGTTTTATTATGTTTATCCATATAATCTAAAAATTCATTTTTTGTAGCTTTTTGTAAATTTAATTGTGTTGAACCAACCCCACTTAAAGGTGTTCTTCCAGTATAAATTGAATCGTCTAAGCTTAATTTCATCCAATGTAATAGTTTTGTATCTATTGCCTTAACAGCATATCCTTGTTCGGTATACATTTTACCATTTTGCAAATTAATTCTTGGTAATTTAACACCTGCTTCGGCTGCTAATTCGTATGCTTTTTTAAAGGCATTTGCTGCACTTGGTTTTTTTAATATTTCTATAAATTCATTATCAATGGGTATTTTTTTCTCCATTGCTTTTTTGTATAACAACTTACCACCTTCAGATCTAGCAGATTCTAATGCTTTATATGTATCAAAATAAGATGCTTTAGAACCAAAAGCTTCTTGTAAATCTGATTTTATTCTTGGCAACATTCCTTCGTTTCTTTTTTTAAGAAAATCTTGTGCTTCTTTTTTTCCTTTACCAGGTAAAACATTTACAGCATCTAAATATGCCCTAGTATTTGGACCTATATCTGCTAAAGAATATTGTTTCCCACCTCTGTCTGTAATGTATTTTATGGCAGAATTTATATTTGTTTTATCATAATCTAATGCCTCTTTAACCAGTTTTTGTGCTGCCTGTTTACCCATTTTTTCTGGCTTTTGAAAAGATGCTTTAACTTCTTTTGCAACTTTTGCCACAGGTCTTGCAATTAATTGTGTTGCCGCACCTCCTGCTGCCGATATTGCTCCTGTGCTTAAAGCAGGACCAACTCTTTCTGTTGTGCCTTCTGCACCTCCTGCTCCATAAGCTATTCCAGCCAAACCAGCTCTTGCCGCAGCAGTTCCTATACCTGTTGCAGAAACTGGGGCTGTCGCTCCAAAACTTAAAAGTGCTGGCACAGCGGCGCCACCAACTTCTGCCGCCAAAGCAGCAATTGGTTGTTCTTTTTGAACTTGCTCAAACGCAGCTCTTTCTAATTCCCTGCCTTGTTGTGGTGTTATTCCACCAGGTAATATTCCTCTAGCAGTACCAACTATTTCATCTAAAAATCTAAAAGTTGCACCTTGTCCAGCAGCAGCACCAAGACCGCTTATAACAGGAAATTTATAATTGTTTATATCTTTATTATCACCGCCAAGATATAAAGCAGGACCTTTTTTTGTATTAATAATGTCGCCAGCTTTCACTATAAACCTTCAGGCAATAAATCAGAATTAACATTAATAATATCACCTGATTGTATTTTGTTTATAGCTTCTAGTTCAAGCAAGGCATTATATTCTTGAATTAATGGTTGTGCGCTATATAGTTGTGGATTGTTTGCCATGTGAATTTGAAATGCTACGTTTCTATCTATTTCTGTTTTTCCTGCATTTGCTGGATCTGTATAAAACTCATTATCAAAATTATGAGCGTCTATAGATCTAGCATTTGATATTTTTAATGCTTTTAGCATTAATTTATTACCTTCTACTGATTTAGATAGTTCTGGTGAGCCTTTTACCACAAAGTCTAAATCTTTGTCAGTTGGATTAACACCAAGTTTTTTAACCTCTGGTAAAATTAATTGTGTAGCACCTGCTGCAAAAGATTCTGCTCCTGCAATATCACCAGCTTTAAAATCAGGGCCAACTATTGCTTGTCCTATTCTATTTAAACTTAAACCCAATTCAGCACCAAAGCCAGTTTGTAATCCTTGGTCTATAATATTTTCTAAGTTGCTTAAATTTATGTTAGATGATTGTGCTGATGTTGCTAAATCTAATCTTTCTTCATATTTTTTAGGACCTAGTGCTGCAAATCCTTTATCTGCAAAATCTATTTTAGTTGCACCTGCTTTTTCTTTTTCTTGTAAAAACGCAAGATATTCTGCTTCTGTAGGTGTTGAGTCTGTTCTTATATATTCTTCGTAGGAAGATGGTCCTTTTGTTGTTTTAGGAGCAAACATTCTAGGATCTAAACCAGCTTGATATAACTTAATCATATCGGCATATCTAGGGTCATCTGCAAATTGTTTTAACAACCTTTCCTGCTCTGCTTTTTGCTGTTGAGCCTCAAACTGTTTTTGTAAACCCAGAGTCCTACCAACAGGATCGCCACCACGTAAGGTTTCTGATAATGCTGCCAAACCAACGCCCACATTTTGTCTTCTTTGCAGCTTTTGTTCTGGTGTTAGTGGTGTTTTTGGTTTTCCAAATGCCATTATAATAGTCCCGTTCCTGGTAGGCCTGTACCAGCACCTGGCAAGACAGACGGTAAATTAACTTGTGGTAATGTAGCAGCTGTTGTTGTGCCACCTCCTAAAAATCCAAAAGGATTTATACCACCCAATGCTAATGAACTACCAAGACCCGCTAGTCCACCAAGGACTCCCATTGGTCCTGCTTGCTCTTGCACTGTTGATGTCTGACCAACTAACTGAGGCATCATGCCTAAACCTTGGCCTAATAAACCTAATGAGTATGCTGGATAACCCTGCTCTCTCATAAACTCTTGGAAAGCAAAGTCTTGTTCTTGTTGTCCTAATCCTCTTGATAAGGCACCGTAGCCACCAAGTAAACCTAAAGCTTGTTGCTGTCCACCTAGTAAGCCACTTAATAAACCGGCTTGTTGTTGACGGCTTCTTAGCTCTAATTCTGGTGCAAGCATGGCCATCTGTTGTTGTCTTGCTATATCTGACTCCGCCGCGCCCAGCGCCTGCTGATAGCCTGCTTGTCTTAAACCAGCAGCTGTTTCTGCGGCAGCCTGTGCATAAGGCTTAGTAGCTTCTGTCTCTAACAGCGCTGACCTAGAGCCACCAAAAGCCCCAGCTCCTATTGCTGCCTCTTGCGCTCTTTGTTGTGCCATTTCAGATTGTTCTTGTATATCCTGCATTGCAAGATCTATAACTTGTTGTTGATATGGTGATTGATATGCACCTATGTCTACATCTAATAAAGACTGGACATCTCCCATTTGTGGAGCTGCCTGACCAGCCAATGCTTGTAGCTGTCCTGTTGGGTCATAACCAAAAGCACTACCAAATAATCCTTGTATTCCTGCACCCATTTGCATTTCTTCTGG